TACCCACCCACCAGTGATTGAGGGTAGATATAAATCCTTTATGACAGAACTCTGCTTGTTAGCTAACGGAGAGTCATTCCGCCCACCCCCGAATCCCGATAATCTGCGTGCTTACTATCGTTAGGCATTTCTGCTGCTCGGCGTACTGGTTTTAGTTGGTTTCCCAACTCTGTCTATATACATTTCCCTTACGGTACTTTGTCGTGCGGGTCACACGGGAGGCACTTTGCCAGGCATCATTACTATGTTTCCTTCCACGCCACCCATTTAGGTGCTTTTTATCGTATGGAGTACGGGTAGGCTACAAAACAAAAAACCCTACTGAGACAGGCTTTAGGCTTGGTTGCCGCATATAGGGATGCTAGGACATCTTCTACAGCTTTGACGAAGCCTACCTCAGTAGGGATTCTCCGTTTTCCTAGAACTACCAATGGGTTACCAATCCATCAGATATAGAGATTATACACGAAACCGGTAGTAAATCGGTAGCAAACCGGTAAATAACCGGTAGGAAACCGGTAATTTATCGGTATTAGGGAAAACACCTAGTGTACATTTGCAATAAAATGTATACAATTTTTTACATGGCACTAACGCCACAACTTTTTTGGAGGTCACATGGTTGACTTTACTTTCCTAGCTTCAGACTTCAACTCCACAGAAATTACTGTGGTTGCTAATACGCAAGATGCCAAGCAGTATTTGGCAGAGCGTTACGGAGTTGGCTGTGTCTCCTTGAATGTTCGTAAGTCAGCAGCTCCTGAGTTTGCTGATAGCTTTGAGTTTCAAGGTTTAAGTTATAACTAAAAATAGGGCGAAAGCCCTACAGGAGATAACAATGTACGACTACGAGCTACCTATGTATATCCAGACCGATACGGATGATGAGCAGCCTTGTGTTGTTGGCGTATCTGTCCATGAGCATATCCCGTCTTGCGGAAGTGATTGCGGGATTCTTAAGTACGCTTACGATATTCTGGATACGGACGGTAATGTGCGTAAGGAATGGAATAAGTTTGATACTAGAGCGTTTGCAAAGTATGTGCATTATCAACTTGAGATAGCAATGGGGGACGCATGAAAAACGACACAACAATATCTATCCGCATACCATCCGAGATACGGCAACAACTAGAAGACCTAGCAGCAGAAAACTGTCGCAGCCTTGGCGGTCAGGCTTTGCATTTCTTAAAGTTATCCCTAAGTAACATAAATGCTACCTCTGAGCCAAAAAGTATCATAAAAGATACAAAGCCAAAAGTATCACGCCCGCATGATGTAGCACCGCAGGTATGGTTGGACTATATGGAAGTCCGCAGGGCTAGGAAATCACCTATTACCGAGTCAGCTATCAATCAACTACGGGCAGAGGCAGTAAAGGCAGGATGGTCTCTAAACGAGGCTGTTATGGAGTGCTGCTCTCGTGGGTGGCTAGGCTTTAAGGCTGAGTGGGTAAACAAGGCAGGTAAGCAACAAGCGCTAGAGAACTCTAACCAACAGGCTGCGGAGGCTTTTATAAATGGTTGACGAAGACAAGAAAGAGTTTGCACAGTTTATGGCGGGTATGTTTGCCGTATACAACAAGGAGGTTAGCCCCATGCTCCTACGCATTTGGTTTGAGGCTCTGCGCCAATACGACCTGAAAGCCGTAAAGGATGCACTAGCTCGCCATCTGCTTAACCCTGATAACGGGCAATTCCTGCCTAAACCTGCGGACGTTGTAAAACTTATCGGTGGTACTAATATTGATACTGCACTGCAAGCCTGGGCACTTGTAGACACCTCCGTCCGGTCAGTAGGCACATACCAAAGCGTTAAGTTTGCCGATCCGCTGATCCACAAGGTTATACAGGATATGGGTGGGTGGGTCAGGATGGGTACAAAGACAGAGGACGAGTGGCCTTTTATCGCCAAGGAGTTTCAGACACGATACAGGGGTTTAAAGACGCTAGGAGCGCCTGTAGAAGCACCGGAGGTACTAACAGGTCTAACTGCTCAACAGCACGCCCTAGCAGGTATTACTGGCGATATTAAACCCGTTCTAATTGGACACAAAAATGACACCATCCGCACGCTCGATAGCACACATGAAGTCCCTCGGTTATCAGGTAGCTAATTGCGACCATTACAACTACTTCACGAAGCGCAGACACGATCTGTACGGATGTATCGACCTGCTCTGCATTGGCAACGGAGAGACGGTAGCCGTACAGGTTACGAGCAAGTCCAATATGTCTAGCAGGATTAAGAAGATTGAGGCGAGTGATGCTTTCCCTGAGATGCTGCGGTCTGGGTGGCGGGTGCTAGTACAGGGATGGTGGCGTGGTTCTAACGGAAGATATCAACTTAAGGAGTTTGAATTTTGATTACGCAAAAAGAACTACATGAAATTGTTATTTACGATAAAGAAACCGGAGTGTTTACAAACAAAATAAGTAGACCTCCTTGTTTTGTAGGAAAAATACTTGGTACAAAAGATCTAAAAGGATATTTAAGAATTGGTATTAAAAACAAAGTATATGCAGCGCATAAACTTGCATGGCTATATGTCTATGGAGAATTACCAAAGCATCAAATTGACCATATAAATGGAATTAAAGATGACAACAAAATTGATAATTTGCGTGACATACCATCACAATGGAATACTCAGAATCAACACAAAGCACCTAAAAATAGTAAAACTGGATTTTTAGGCGTATCTTGGTGCAAACAAAAAAACAAATTTAGATCATGTATTACTGTCGATGGTTTGCAAAAACACGTTGGTTTTTTTGATAAAGCGCAAGACGCATCTGTTGCGTATCAATTAGCTAAACAGGAATTTCACCCTGGCTATGCAAATCAAAACACAACATAAATAAACAAAAGTCTATTAGGGAAAGTCCCTATATACGCATAAAAGACACAGATTTACAGTTACATCACCTTAACCAAGGAGCTACAAATGAAAACAATATCTACATACGATGCTGCACTCTACGCAATTGCTGCCTTTGCCTTTGGCGCTTTGTTTGTGCTGGAGCTGCTATGAACCTAGAAACCAATATCCGCATTGTCCAAGCGTTCTCAGACGGTAAATACCCGATCCGTGACGCAGAATTCTGGGCTGAGCACATGAGCGACAAGCACTTTGTTATGGACTTGCTTAAGACCATTTCCGAGGCTTACTACAGTCCTGACCCCGCAATTGGCGAGATGCTAGACAAAATCGAAGCACGAATCTACAAGGTGGCAAAATGAAAGCAATAGCACAAGCGTTTGTTAAGGCAAAGCGAGAGTTTGCCCCAGCACTTAAAACATCCGTCAACCCACATTTCCGTAGCAAGTATGCCGATCTAGCTGCCTGTTTGGAGGCGGTAAACGATGCCCTACTAAACAATGGTATCGCTGTTTATCAAGAGACCTCTATGTGCGATAGCGGAGTAGTAGTAGAGACCGTATTTCTGCACGAGTCAGGCGAGATGCTTAAAGGCGGTATGTTGCACGTTCCCGCTAGTAAGCAAGACCCACAGGGCTACGGTTCAGCGCTTTCGTATGCAAGACGCTATAGCATTATGGCAGCCTGTGGTATTGCGGGGGAAGATGATGACGGTAACGCAGCGTCCAGGCAGAAACCTACAGCAGATGTAGATGTAGCGGTCAAGGCGATCCAATCAGCCGTAGACTTAGATTCACTCAAGACTCACTTCTCTAGCGCTGTAAAGCTGTTTAAAGGCGATACAGAGGCATTTGCAAAGGTTAATGCCGCTAAGGATGCTCGTAAGGCAGAGTTACTAGCTAAGGTGGCAGAATGATTGAGCAAGGGAGTCAGGAATGGCTTGCCTTGCGTGCTGGCAAGGTTACGGCCTCCAAGGTATCGGATGTAATGTCAGCCATTACTACAGCAGGGTATCGGAATTACCTTGCTGACCTAGTGGTGGAGCGGCTTACGGGCAACAAAACTGAGTCGTTTACCAATGCTGCTATGCAATGGGGAGTTGACCAAGAGCCTCTAGCTCGTGCTGAATACGAGGTCAAGACGGGTAACTTTGTAGACCAAGTTGCCTTTGTTGAGCACCAGACTATCCCTATGTTTGGGTGCTCACCGGACGGGTTGGTAGGCGAAGACGGACTTATTGAGATCAAGTGTCCCAACACGGCTACGCATATAGATTATGTTATGCAGGACAAAGTACCGACAAAGTATGTTCCCCAAATTCAATGCCAACTAGCAGTTACGGGTCGGAAATGGTGTGATTTCGTAAGTTTTGACCCAAGACTGCCGGATGGTTTACAAATGCTGATTGTCCGTGTTGACAGGGACGATGAGTATATTGAGAAGTTGCAAGACCGTGTAGTTAAGTTTTTAGACGAAGTAAATAGCGCCGTAAATGGCTTAAAGGAAAAAATGAAATGAGTATTGCTTACGAAGTAATGGCATCTACAGGAAGCTACACAGACAAAAATGGTGCTGAGAAGCGCCGCTGGATGAAATGCGGCATTGTTATGAACACCAAGACAGGCGGTCTAGCACTTAAGCTAGAGGCTGTACCTGTAGGGTCAGACGGTTGGTTTAGCTTGTTTGAGCCTAAAGCCAAGGACGAGCAGCCACGGCAGCGTGCTGCGAACATTGCAGATGAACCAGATGACGCACCGTTTTAAGGAGTAGACCATGAGCCATTGGCTAATCGCAGCGACCGGAGTTGCCTACCTATGGGTAAGTATTGAGCAATTCCACAAAGGCAATATGAGCACCGGAATGGTTTGGGCAGGTTATGCGTTTAGTCAAATCGGCTTGTGGAGACTTGCATCGTGAACGAACGAATTAAACAGCTTGCTGAACAGGCATGGGGCAAAGACCATGAGATATTTTGGTTTGATGACGATGGCGTTAAACGCTTTGCCGAGCTAGTGCGTCAAGATGAGCGTAAGGCGTGTGCGAAGATTGCTGAACAAACTTATTACAAGCAAATTATTCATTACCCAGAAGGCTATTATATAAATCCAAATAAACTTGGAATGATTTACAAAGATGCAGCAAGTGATTGTGCCGCAGCAATCAGAGCAAGGGGAAATACATGACACCAACAATGAAACTACGGTTTGTTAAGAGATACGAAACCATAATGTTAAGCAAAGATACTGGCGAACACAGACCAGTAAAAATACTTCAACAATGGTGGGAAGCAGAAACTGGAGACTGGATTACGCCAACAGAATTTCGTTTGCATGGAGAATGGCGGGATATAGAAGTTGTAGAAGAGCGCAACACATGAGCGAGCGTCCACAGAACTGCGGCTCAGGCTTTTGTAGCTGCATAGAGTGCCCATACGAGCCAAGCACTAAAGCTAACGACAAACAGGTAGGGGGTACGCATTACAGGTTAGCTATTGAGCCGTGGGATTACATAGTTAAAAACAATCTAGGCTATCTAGAGGGAAACATAATAAAGTATGTAACCCGATATAAGGGTAAACACGGGCTAGAAGATTTACAAAAAGCTAGGCATTATCTAGATAAGTTAATTGAGACATATCAGGAGGAGGAATCGTGGACAAAGCAGACAAGATAAAAACAGCGCTTGAATTTTTGCAATTGGGTAGCAAGCTAGACATTAAGGCGGCTATCAGCATATTGCAGTCAATCCTACATGATGACAATGTGTGTACATCTTGCATAAGCCCCCGAGAGTGCGAGTTTAACGACCGCTGCCAAAAGGGTGATAAGTTGAGATGAGAACCTCGGAGATGCAAGAATTGCTCGGAGGGTGCAGAGAGTTTATTGCTTTACTATGTGATGAATTTGAGCTTGAATATCCACTAGAACTGTTTGCGGAAATTGCCGTAGCGTTAGGCGAGACAAATGATTAGACCAATGTGCTTTGATTCAGACGAGCAGTTCAAGCTATGGAGATCAGCGGCTAAGATAGCGCACCCAGGCGGCTCGTGGGTATGCTCGGACTGTACACCGGAGTATCAAGCAAAGATGATAAAGGAGTACAGATGCGAAAAACCTTTGGCCCGATTCATACGGGAAGATGGCGAGATGGTGGGGAAGGCTAAATGGAGAGAGTAAAGTTTACCCTTACCCAAGACAGGTCTAGGGTTAAGCACATTATAGACATTTCGCCGGATGGGTGGGTAGTAGAGATACGAGAGCCTAGTAGGACTAAGGATCAAAACGCTCTGTATTGGGCTACAGTCCACGATATATCGGACAGGGTAAAGATAGACGGTAAGCAGTATTTACCCGCTGTTTGGCATAAATACTTTAAGGAGCGCTTCCTGCCTGGGCGCATCATCGAACTACCTTACGGGCACATAATAGAAGCAGAGCCTAGTACCGCAGAGTTAACTAAGCCCGAATTCTCAGACTTTATAGAGAAGGTTATGGAGTTTTATCACATGAACAAGGAAGAGTAATGAAAACAATACTAGCAATCCTACTTATCGCAAGCACCACCACAGCCTACGCTCGGTGCTTCTCGTCTACCTTTGTAAACGGCTACAAAGTAACCGTATGCACAACTTGCTGCACACCTGCCGGATGTATGACTACTTGCCTATGAATCCCACCACTTCACGAGTTTTGCAAATCATAAAAGATAACGATGGCGTTAATTGCGAGTTAGTGTCCATGCACTTTGATCTCGGGCCGAGCCACATTCAAGAGATTATCCGCAAGTTACATCGAGACAATATCGTTTATATTTCAGCATACAAGCCTGACAAGCGTAATTGCCTTAGACCTATGTATATGTACGGCAATGAGCCGGATGCTGCCAAACCGCCTATAAAGTACGCCACGGAGCGCAGACAAGAAAGGTTGTTAGAAGCTAGGAAACCGTTTACACCACGCAGGGACATGGCTTCGGAATGGATGACACACCTGTAGACAAGAACTCGGAGGCTTGGCGGCTAGAGTGTGAAGCTCGCCATGTATTAGGTCTAAAAGACAAAAAGTCTCGTACTGCCTACTTGGGCAGGATTAGGACTAAACGTGGCGATCAAGCCGCAGACATACTAGAGGGAGCTGTGCATCGTGCGTGGCAGCAAAAAAGAGCAGTCTAAACATTACGATAAAATAGCCCAACTTGGATGCGCTTTGTGTAGGCATCTTGGATACGGGGAAACTCCCAGCCATATTCACCACATTAGGCGGTTAGGCATGAAACGACAAAACGCTTCAGTTATTCCGTTATGTCCTGAGCATCACACAGGAAATACTGGTGTGCATGGACTTGGTAAGAAAATGTTTACAAAACATTACGGCATTACAGAGGAAGATTTGTTGTTACAAACTGAGCGTTTATTAAACGGGGATGCAACAGCATGAGCTTAAAAGACAGGCTTGTTAATTGGTCGTTTGCCATGCAGGGTGCTACTGGTCCACAGCCAGATAACCATTGCAGGTCTGCCGAGCGTATGTATACGCCTGAGACGGGATCGGTTTGGGATGAAGAGCCGGAGGATAAGATTGAGCCGGATGTGCTCGATGCTAACTTAGTAGAGATAGCCGTGTGTGAATTGCGTACGGATTTGCGTACGGTTATAAAGGCACGCTATATTAGTTTTCCGTACCACAATATAAATCATGTGGCGCACTTTGTAAGAATGTCACCCAAAAAGTTTACAAACAACTTGGAAGAAGCACACCGCAGACTATCCAAGAAACTAGGAGAGCACGATGGAAGCACAACTACTAAACCCTGAGTTTGTCTACACACCAATCGGTACTTGTATTACTAAGCGTTGGCGTGAGCTAGGATGGATTCCTGCGAGCGAAGACCCTGAGATTATTGCCAAGTGGCAGAAAGTCCAAGCGTTATCAGCCAGGACTACTTTAGTTTCTTGACCCATTCGTAACAGGCGGCTGCGTAAGCGGCTGCTTCATCTGCCCTGCGGGACTCGTTAAGAAGAAATCCCGAAGCCTGATCTGAAAGTCTTGCGCCGGAGGTGGCGTTGTTAGGATTGCCGGAGGTATCGGGTTTGCCGGACACGGAGCAACTATTGGTGGCGTAACGGTCGTACAGCCCTGCATACTCATTAGCAAGCCTGAGATTATCAACAAACAGGTCATCGAGCTTTTTACGATTTTCAACATAAATTACCTCTATATCTTGCGCTAATTTTGCATTTTTCCGTTCAATTTCAATAAGTTGGTCAGTAGCTTGACGCAGTGCAATATTAGCCTCTACTTGCATCTTATTTACAATTGCTTCATGTTTATTATTCTTATACTCCGCGGTCAGATACCATCCTGAAGCCGATCCTAGACCAAATGCTAGGACAATAGCTACAAGCGTAGAGTTAAGGTTTGTTAGCAGGTTTAATATGTATGTCATCGTATGTCGCAAACCCTATATAAGCCGCTACTACAGCCCCCACAAACCCGTAGAAAGGTAGGGCAATCTGCCCCAATGTAGCCGATTCTGTAGCCAAGATAAGCAAGGGAAAGAATAGCCCGCCTAACATAGACAACCAAGCCATCTTGCGCCGATTGCGCCAGCGGTCAGTATCCGGTAAGGTCGATTGAGGCGTATCTTGCATTTCCTGCCATCCGGTTAATCCAGCCACGCCCAAAACTTTCCCATGTACTGTTTACCGTGTAAAAGTTTAGGCGGTCTGCCATCATCTTAAAAACGGTTCTCGTGACATTAGACGCATTTGTTTTAGAAAGGGTCTCGTTACCTACACTTCCGTCAGGAACAGCGCCTACGGCTTTCTGAAGCCATTTAGCGGCATTACCTGCGCCGTGGTTCACACAGCCATCAAAAAATTGGTATGCAATAGGGAACGGCATATCTCCGCACCTATTTTTATCCCAAAAGGCACGCTTGTAGATAACTATCGCCTCGTTCCGGTTCATGGACTTCATGTCACCATGAAAGCCATTCTCTCGTGCTGTGCCGATAGTTACGCCCCAATTGGTCTCGCCGCCCAAATCTTCCTTGATATTGGCGTAAGACCCTTCGTGTCCCAATACTCTTTCTACGGCTATGTCAAAGCTCATTTTTTCTTACGCTTCCATTTAACAAATTCTGCGCCCTCAAACGGGTCCCAAAACACTTTTACCATGTCTGGGTGTTCTTGAGGCAAGTCAGGGTTAATAACTGTCATACAAGCAGGGGAGAGAGACTGATCCCTAAACCCACGCTCCTTTGCGTAACTGTCAAAAATCTTGTAGCTCGCAACTTGGATAGCATGGCAGACCTTGCCTGTAGACGGGTCTTTAATCAACCCATAACCCGAGGTGTGTTTGTGACCGGAGATCATAATGTGGTCACGCATACCCATCTGCGCTGCTTTCATCTGCCCGTGTGTAGGATTCCATTGTGAGTGCCCCGCAAAATCATGCCGAGCATTTACAATAATTTCCCGCTTGTTTGGAAAGCGTAGACCGATACGGCACTCGCTTGACTGATACAGGGTATTAGACTGTCGTGAAATCCACTTAATCGGGTCGCTAGAGCCTGACCAAGCGTCATGGTTTCCACCGATCATATACAGCCATCGTGTGCGCTGAATAAACCACTCTGCTAGTTTCCACGCTTGTTCTGCGGAGGTGCTTTGGTTAGCGTATAGCCTTGCTAAGCGTCCAACCCAGTTGTTAGTGGTATCGCCTACGTTAGCGCCCCAGATGCCCTCTTGGTGCGTTAAATCACCATGTGCACGAATAGCCATCAAGTCCGTACCGTCATCGTCTACATGAGGGTCTCCAAAGTGGAGTATCCCGATTACGCCTGGGATATGGATTTTGACAGGAATTAGCTTGGTAGCCTCTTGGTGTTTCTTTTTCTTTTCAAACTGCTTAATTCGGTGCTCTACCAAGTCCTCTACATCTATGTCATCGTCCGGCAGACTAGAGACCGTGAACTCAGCCTTAGATGTAGCGCCATTAGGAAAACGCATCTTGTAGGTGTTTATCCTAGAAGACAAAGTAGTAACCGGAATCTTTAGAGCATTTGCCGCAGCTTGTTTATTGGGAGAATCTTGTAAAGCGTTCCAAGCCTCGACAAGCAATTCATCTGCTATGGGTGGTGTTGGCATATAGCCCTCAAGTTTTTAGATCACCTAGCTTGGTAATCTTTTGAATCATCCCTTTTGGGATGAAGATAAGGTTGGCGCAATCCTCAGGAAACCAAGTCTGTGCGAGCATCACGCCTTTCTTATTCTGCTTGACCAGAAAGCCTGTAGACCAACAAGGCTCTGCGGTAATCTCTGCTTTCTCCCCAAACATCCATCCGTCTAGGTGGTATGCGTCTATCCATTTGACTATCACTAGCTTGGGGCTTTTCATATACGATCCTATGGTTTAAACCGTTCATACAGAGCTACCATCACCGCACCTAACCCCGCTACCCACAAGATAGGTTTAGCAATCTTAGCGATCCAATCAAGAACTAGAAACGCACCCTTTGCTGCTCCAAAGGCGCTTACTACTTCTGCTGTACTGTCAGTTAACCTGTCTACCTTTACCTCTACTGCTACCAAGCGGTCGTATATCTCTCGGTGTGTAACATCTTTTTCCATGTTGCGCTCGCAAGAAAAACCCGCCGTAGCGGGTATTTATAACATATATTTAATACACTACATTACAAACCATAGTACAAGAGACACAAGACTTACGGCTATTACGGGGAATAACAAGTCCAATTTAGCGTCTAAACTCCACCGCCAAATGTCCAAAGCCTCGTAACCGTTTAGCTTGCTAGGATTACCTATCTTATATTCCCGTTGTGCGTGCTCACGCCCTACAAACACGCCTATAGCAAACAAAGCACCCGCCAACACATTACCGGATAGTCCGGCAACAAGTAGGCAGAGTGCTACGGCTATACCCGCATGGGTAAAGTTGGTTTGGTTCATGGCGCTGATGTATCAGGCGTAACTTCCTCTGGCGCTACCCAAGGCAAAGGAGCGGGCTGTGGTGTAGGAATAGCCGCTTGTGCAATTAGCGCATCGACTTCAGCTTCCATAGCTGTTACACGGTCTGCGCCTAGAGCGTCTTTAGTCCACGCTACAGCCATATCTTGCGTAATGTCTGCGTAAGGTGTGAACTTGGAGGCATCTGCGGGCAGGAGGTTGACAGAGTAAGTCACCGATTGACCGTCCTCAGAGATTGTGAAATTCGACATTACTGCCGTTTCTGGCTCTGGCGTGTTCATGGTCGAGAGCGAGTTGATTGTCCATACTTTCATAGCTGCACCTGTGGGATTGATTCTTGAGATTTGGCAGACTCATCCGCCTGTTTTTTGATTTCTACCATTAGCGGGAAAGCCCCGCTAGATGTTGGAAGCTGTCCAAGCGTTTGCAAGATTGCGTTAACCTGTTCAACTTCAAGCGTAAGGGTAACCTTCAATTTATATCTCCGAATTAAGTAATGACTGCTAGTTTACGGACGTTTCCTGCGCTGTCCTTGATCTCAATGTACCCTGTGATAGCCACATCAGAGGTCGCTGTAAGTGTACCAAAACGTACCCGCCCTGTTCCTTTTGATGTAAGGGCTAGGTCGATGTTGGCATCTGACCCCGCCGCCGCCATTGACGGAGCAACACCCGTAGCCCCGCCCGTTACCTGTAATACGTTTACAGTTGATGCTGTGTGGGCAATTACAAATTGATTTGCCCCGCTTGAGCTTGTTTGAAAGTAATGCGCCCCATTGCCTTTTGTTGAAACAAAAAGATTGATGTTTGTGTCTGAGCCTACGGTTAAAAGAAGAGGAGCAGCGGTGGTAGCAGCACCCGTTACCTGTAAGTAATTAACAGCAGAGGCTGTGTGGGCTACTATGAATTGAGTTGGCGCACCACCGTATGTGTTAGTTCTAAACACATGATCGCCCGTGCCTTTAGCGGCGTAAAAAAGACCAATGTTCGTGTCAGACCCATCCGCACGCAAATCAACTCTATTACCTGTAATAGCACCAGATACGTTCAGGTAATTCACAGCACTAGCAACAGGCGTGACACGCAGGGATTCTGCGCCTGGGGCTGCGCCTAGGGAGATTGTGCCTGTGCTGCCGATACGGAATCGTTCTACTACCGTTGAGCCAGCCGAAAAAGCCATAGCCCCACCAGAGCCAGATGGGATTAATATTTTGCCAAAGTTAGTAGCTCCAATATTAAAATTGAATGCTCTTGTTGAATCAGCTCCAGAACCCGGATCAAACTCTATAGTTCCACCAGATACGTTTAACTTTCCGCTAGTAAAACCTGAGTTGCCAATTGCCACGTTACCTTCAAAGTAATTTGTAGCCGTACCCGCAGCGTAGAAGTTCCAACGACCTGTGCCGCTTGCGATGGTGGAATAAAAGCCGTAGTTGTTAGTAGCTCCGATAAGGTTAGAATCTACCAAAAAGCCATACTGATTTGTAACTACTGAGGAAGCGCCAAATGTGCCTTGGCTGGCATTAAAATGGGCTAGAGCAGAAAGAGTAAACGATGCCGCTTGTGTTGCGACTTCAGTTCTAAAACCGTTAAACAAACTTGTTGTTGAAGAAGGAATTGTCCCCCTAACCACATTAGTTCTTGTGTTAGCAGAGCTACTTGGAAATGTACCGCCAAGTACAAGTTTTTCAAAAGCCTGCGCCGTTGTGCCAATTCCCACGTTCCCCGCACTATCAATCCGCATCCGCTCAGTCGGGCTAGACGCACCATCAGCCGTGGTAGAA